TGGTCATATTCATAAATCATATGAACATGAACGTGTACAAGATTTTTTTTGTTCAAAGATAGTGTGCTTCGTGCCAAGTATTGTCCATGTTCTGCCCAATATGTAGGATCACAACTGAAATATATTACATGGGGTTTCTTGTTAGGCAAATCTCCACCAATGTGCAGTTTATCAAATTCCATTCTTACTCGCCTTCATCATTTTTTTGTCTTCTTTAGTAGGTCTGGTAAAAGAAATTTTACCTTTCATTCTTTTCGAATTCCATGAAACAGGATTTATACGACAATAACTTGTATTTGAATAAGTTAGCAGACATCTTATACTGTTAATTGCAACATCTGCCGACAATGCTCCTGAGGCCCACACTCCGTCTATTAATCTTTGAGCACCTTGAGGTTTAACAATATAACCATGAGCACCTTTGATGTGTGTTTTGTTGTAAAGTTCTAATCCTGATGCTTTTGGTCTTGATTGCATAAACACAGTTACATCTTCTCCACGATCCTCTTGAACTTTGTTGTCATAGTCTGTAGATAATCTACTCAACCAATCAAGATTGCATACTTCTGTAAATTTAGCAACAATACTGTGAGGAATATGTCTGATTATTATAGCATCGTGTTCAAGTATCAATATAGGTTTGTTTATTTCTATACTTTTTTTCCATAATAGCAAATGGGATATTAGACATCCAACTGCTCCAGGATTTAATTTTTTTATTCTTTGATTAAACTTAAAATCTTTTAAATTGTGTTTTTTCCATTCGATATCTATTTGTTTGCCATGGATTGCAGGAAAGATTTTTGGTTCTATATTAAATTTTTTAGCAGAATCAAAACATTGTTGGGATAACGATTCACTTGTTCGATTGCCTTGCATTGTAATGATATATGATGGGATATTCAAGTTCATTTTGAATATTTATTGTAATGTTTTTTGGTGATATGTTATATAGAAGCGTCTTCCATACCAGCAACTCTTAATTTAACAATGTTTGTCATCTGCCATTGTTTCTGATCCAGTCCTTTGGTGATGCCTAACCATTTATTTCTTAAAAGTGCAAATTCGTTGATAATTTTTTCATAATCAACAACATCTGATTCACCATCCACGTATTTTTCTACATCTCTGCTGGATAATGCTCTTTGATAATTTTCTAAATATTTTTTAAAGTGCGATGAACGTAATCTTCTCAATTCAATATTCATGTATTGTAGGATTGCTTCTATTTCTTGTAATTGATTAAATCGTTGTTCAACTATTCCGGGCATATCTGCTGATGCTTTTTCAATATTGCCACGTATTCTAATTTCTGACTTTGCTTGTATTAACTCGTCTTCATAATGCTTGATGGCATCAGGTATAACACCAATATCTCTTGCTATTTTCTGATACCACCCAGCCATTAATAATCCTCTTCTTCTGATTCTTCATCCAAATAGTATTGGATTGCTTTGTCTAGATTATCATCTGCACCTAAGGCATCTTGAAACTGATCGTCTCCAACGCCATAGTCTGCCATTAAATCTACAAATTTTTCAGCAATCAAATCAACAGGTTGTTTCCTGTCAAAGTACTCTTTGAAAAATTGCCAAATTTCAACTATCTGACTTCCTTCCATGTCTTATTCCTCTACCGTGCTAGTGTTTGTTTCTTTAGTTTCTTCTACAGGTTCAGGAATACTATTGAACTCTTTCATAATATTGTCCAATGGTTCTCCACCACTTTCCCATACTTTACGATATTCTTTAGTTTCTGTTCCTTTAGAATCAACATATTTAAGTCTGTTTCCTTCTTTAACTAATATACCTTTCTTTTCAAAAAGATCAACAAGTCCTGAATAAGGATTCATTCCTGTTTCATATGGAATTTTAACTTGTACACCTTCAAAAGGTTTAGCATATCTAGTTTTCATCACTTTACAACCAGCTCTGATTCCTTTGACTTCGCTAATTTTATTACCATCTGCGTCTTCTTTCAGTTTTAATTTTTTCATTGCAACCACAATTGAAGATGCATAGATAAATCCTTGTCCACCTGATATTTTATCATCTGGATCAAACATGTCTTGCGATGCATATGTGTGGTTAGTGCATACAAGTCCTACATTGTGTGAACCAATCATGTTAACTGTGTTTCTAACAAGTGATGTTAGTGCTTTAGGTTTTCTACCCATGTCACCCTTCATGTCACCTTTTTGAAACTGATCAACATCAGTTGGAGTCAACAACATACCTAACGAATCAATCACAAACAATACTTTTGGTCTGTCTTCTTCATTCATTGCTCTGTAGTCATCCATAAATGTTGATACTGTTTTAGCAACATCATCTATCATGCTCATATTAAGTTTTAACAGTTTCTTTTCATCAGTATCCACTTCTAATGCTTTTAACCATGTTTCGTCAAGTGCGTTCTCTGAATCAATCAACACAACAAATATGCCTTGTTCTTGTGCGTGTTTTACAATGTTACCTGCACAAATGTATGACTTACCTGCTCCTGATTCACCTGCAAACACAGTTACTTTTCCTAATGGAATACCTTTGTTAAAATCACCACTGACCAAATAGTTCAGTGCGTAATTGCCTGTAGAAATCCAATCTGTTGGATCATTAAATCCACTGCTCATTCCTGTAATGGATTTTGTTAAAGTTTTTCTAAACTTACTAACGTCAAATGCTTTTACCATAATTTTTTACCTTTAAGTTGTGTGGGGAGTTGCCTCCCCACAATGTGCTTATTATTATTTTTGTTGTCTTGCTCTGATCATTGCTAAGATGTCCTCTGCTTTTCCGCTTGATTCAGCAGTTGGCTTTGGTGCTTCTTGCTTTGTTTCAGCAACTGGTTCTGCTTTCACTTCAGCCGCTGGTGCTGGAGTTTCTGCTTTTGGAGTTACTGGATCACCAGTTTTTGATGACAAGCCTGCGGGTCTAAAGTATTGACCAAATTTATCTTGATCATATGCTTCACCGTCAACAGATGCTTCAAACATTTCCTTCATAACCTTAACTTCAACTTCGCTAGGTTTTTTCGGAAGGAAATCATTAAGATTGAAAAGAGTGTTGTTTTCAATCGCTTTGTTTTCATCTTCTGTTAAAGGTCTTGATTTTCTAGACCATGTTGATGTTGAATAGTCAGCATATCCACCTTTGGATGTTTTGATAATTCTAAAATCAACACCACTTGTTGAATCAGTTGGAAGATCTTCCATATCTGGATCCATCAATGCTCCTTTAATTATTTGGAATATTTGTGGACCAATTATGAATCTTCTAATTGGATTCTCTGGAGTTGATTCTTCTCCAATTGGATCGTCTTTCACAAAACCTTGGAAAATATAACTTCTTTTCTTCCAATATTTTCTTCCTAAATCTTCTAATTTAGGATCTTTGAACCATCCTCTTACTTCGGATAAGATTGAACAAGACTCGCCGTACATTTCCATACATGGAACTTGTACTTGCACTGGTCTTGAATCTGTTTCACCTTTGATTCCTGCGAAAGGTAATTTAATCATTAACCTTTCTTTCCAGAAAAAAGTGTTTTCTTTATCGCCATCTGGCAAGAAACGAACAGTTGCCTGCTCTCCTTCTTTTAGATTCCAAAATGGGTAAATGGCGTTGTCTCCGCCTGTTCTTGAATTAGAGCCGCCTGTTTTAACTTCTTGTTCTTTCAGTTTCGCTCTGATCTCTTGTAGTGTTGCCATAATTTAAGCCTCCTTTATTGCCTGTTGTTATTATATTATGTGCCTTTAAAATATTAGTATAGCACAAGACAAACATAATGTCAAATATATACTAATATTACTATTTAGTCAACCGGAAATGGTAAAGTTAATTATTGAACGCCTGCTAATTTTTTGATTTTGGCAATTTCTGGATCTTTGTTTGCCATTAAGTTTTGAATTGTTTCCTGAGCAGTGCTCACAGCACCGTCGCCAAATTTCTTTTCTACTGACGTTAATACTGCTGTTTCACCTTTGGGAAATTGATTTGATGTGTAGTCAAAGAAACTCTTAACGAACTCTTCCACAGTGGATTCTTTGTCTGTAAATTCCTTCTCGTCTTGGTCTTCTGCACCAAATTTAGAACGCATTCTGTCTGATTCATAGTCGTAATCTTCTTGTGCGGCTTTCAATGCTTCTTCGTGTTCTGGACCGCCTGGTTTAATCATGTCATTTGCGAAATCATCATCAACTTTGTGATTTCCATCGTATGTGTATTCACCTCTCAAACTGTTAGGATCAACTTTACCATTGATGGCTTTGTAATGGATTTTACCGTATGCCATTTCTCCATCATCACCTGGCAATTCATATTCGAATGAACCTTCGTAATCTGTTTCTGGATTTTCTTTTTGTACTTCTTTGTTTTTTAATTTATCAAAATTTGTTTTTAAATATTCCATTGCATCTTTGGCATTATTAAATTTTGTTACAGATTTTTCATCTTTGTCTAAAATATCATACACCATCTTACCATCGTCACCTTTGTACATAGACACATAAGGTTTAATGTCTTCAAATGTTATTGCTTCATTTTTTTGATGATCTTGATAAAAATCTCCAGCCATATCAATCGTACTGTTGTATGTGTCCTTGAATTCTTCCATGTCCATTGATTGTGCATCATCCGCCATGGCTTTGTATTGTTGTACATCCTTTATGCCATAAAGTTTATCAAAACTTTTCATATGTGGATAATGACCTTCTGCAACGTCCTCTTCTTCTTCAGTTTTCATATCACCTGTTTCGATTTTTGAAACCAGTGTAGGATCTTTTTGTGAAATATAATCTAAAATCATTGGACGCATACAAGCATCTGAATCTTCATTTGCCGCTTTTTCAATTTCAGCATTTAATTCTTCATCATCAATTATACCTGCTAGACTTTCAATACCGTTTGTACCATTAACACCTGCAGGAAAATGTTTTGCCATCAGTGTGTTTAATTTTTCTAGTGCTTCTGATTGTTCGTCTGCATCTTGTGAAAACAATCCGTTGTCTTCTCTTACAATATCATCCATTGCTGATTCAAACTCATGAAAGTTATCCACAGTTTCAATCATACCACCCAATACTTTTTCTATTTCTTCTGGATTTGTATCTGTGTGTACAACTACACCTTGGAAGTTAGATGGATCAGATTGAACATCTGCCGAAATTCCTGCTTTGGATAACATGTTTTGAACATTGTCTATATCCATGTCGCTGATTGGTTTTTCAGGATTAAAATCTCCAACCAAATCATATTTTAAAGTTCTTGGTTCAACTCCGCCTTGATATCCATGTGCTTCAAAAGATGTTGGTCCTAATTCTTCTATTGCTGTTCTTTCTGAAACCAGTTTGTAGATGTAAGGAAATACATCTTGTAGTTCTTCATTGAATGATTTGATAGTTAATTCATCTATCCATGATTTTTTAACATCTTCAGGAACTTCTGCTAATTCGGATTTGCTATAAGTTTCAAATGTTTCTTTGTAAGCATTTTGTTTTTGTAATTTTAAACAACTTGTTTTAATTTCTTCTATTCTTTCATCCACAACAGACTGATATTGTTTTAGGCCTTCTGCCATAACGTTTGATCTGTTCATGTAAGTTTTGAATTTTCTTAATTGATTTAATTCTGAACTCATTTCTGCAATGTGTTTGCCAAAGTCATCAAATGGATTTCCACCTTCTGATACGTGACGAGCCATTGCTCTTGCACCATTAAGATGTTTGAAAGGATATTTGAATCTTTCGCCTGTATTGCTTTCTATAAAAAGAGATTCTATTCTGTGAGTGCGTCCACCGGCTACTGCTGGATTTACAGGTGCCGAATGTTTGATTACTAATCTCGCTTCACCTACAGTTTGAAAACTTGTCTTTGTTGTACCGTATAAATTTGATTCGCTCACTGTTTCTACCTCTTTCCCTTGTCCTAAAAAGTCATAATCTCTTTTTTCAAGATTGCTTTTTGTTATGTCTCTTGTGTCAAAACCAAGCACTCTTGCTTTGGCAAAACCTCTTAATTCTTTTAAAAAGTTGTACCAACTGTGTTTTAATGGTTCATCTGATTGTTCAACAAAGTCTTTGCTGTGCATTACAACCAAGCCATCTTCTTCACTAATGCTAATACTTACCTTTCCTAGTGCGTTTCCTCCCTCTTTGAAATCGAAGTCAAAAAACCTTGCTTCAGTGGGTTCAGTGGTTGCTTGTCCTCCTGAATCGCCCAGTGTAACCTGTGGAAATTGCCCTCTGATCTTGTTAAAAAGGTCTTTTGCTATAACATTTAAGTTCATACAGTGTATTTATCTGTTAGTGGCTTACAAATATAGGCATTGGCATTACCTTATCTGCTGTGTCTTCGTCTGCTTGACTGAATGACGTGTAAATTTTTGGATCCCAATCTTTCAGCACACTTATTATACGCATAATCAACAAAGTGGCACTCACTAGGTCATCTGTTTGACCAGATTTTGCTTTGAATGATGAACCCGAAGCAATAAAACTCTTCAATTCACTTATCAAAGGTTTACTGTATATTTTCAATTTTTCTTTTTCAATCATGTTCTTTAATCTAGAACATGCAGTAATTTTTGTTTTGTGTGTGGTATTAAATCCTTTTCTAAACTTTCTTATATGACCTTTTCTGATTGGTTCTGAAACAAACAAGCCAGGGATAGAATCTTCTCCAAAATCATTTATAACCAACAGTGCAGATTCGCCTATGGTATTGTTTTCCACGCTCCAATAAATGTTTGAGCCTGATGATTTTGTTTCATCTTTAATGAAGTTGCAAATATCACGCATAATTCTTATTTGTTGTGGAATAGGAGTTGTGTTGTGTTTCCATTCTGCTACCTGTGTGTATGAAGGCAATTCAAACACTTCAATTGCCGCATTATCGCCGCCTGTTCCCATTGCTGGATCCAGTGCCACAACATATGTTGCATGAGCGTCTAATTTTTTATACCAGCGTGTTTGTCCCATATTGAGTGTGGGTTCTTTTCCTTCCAATGTGGTCAACACAAGACTGTTTACTAGTGTTTCGTCAAAAACCAAAAATTCACAACCATATTCACGTCTGAATCTTTCTTCACCAATACGTCCTAATTCTTCTTTTTTCCATTCTTCATCTCTGTCTGGATGTTCGTCCCATGATGCTGTGTATCCATGAAATCCATTGATTCCTAATTCTTGTTCGTTACCATGTTCATCAAATTTGTTTTGACT